CGATGCACCGTGCGCTACGGATGATGCACCGTTGCCAGCGCCTGTCGCTGTGCGTGTAACTACCTGAAAATATGTTCCCCGATAGAACGGGCGTGTGTCAACAAACGGTTCTTTAAAACCTGTAACTGCTGTAGTCATAAGGGGTTATCCCCTATGTTTAATCTAAGGACAGGGTTAGTGTAGTGATTTGGAAAGTGTCACCAGCAGTAACCGCCGCAGACGAAGACAAAGCACCAGTCCACAAAGCGTTACCCGCAGTTGAAGCATCCCACAAAGACCAATGCGTAATTGTTTCTGTTGCCGCAACGTTCGTCCACTCCAAAGTTGCATCAGTCGCAATAGAACCTGATGAAGCAGCAGCGAATGATGCTTGTTTGCGTGTTGTTTCTGTCGCTGCGTTTGATGTCGCAGCCTCGCCTGGGTCGCCTGTGTGAAGTTTTACATACACGTTTGTTGGCATGGTCCAAGCGGTTTCGCCTGTGGTATGTTCAAGAATTTTGTTTTCTGCATAATTAGAAATGGACATAGAAACCTTTCAACGTGACGAGTATACCAAAAACAAATACCCCCCGCCGAAGCAGGGGGTATTTGCCTATTGAAGTATTACGAGTTTGTACCGATTGACGATGACGATTCGATTCGACGAAGCGAAGCCTCGCGGAAGCGACCGTAGCCACCAAGCCAGTACCAACCGAGTGGTTGCAAACGCATCAAGATGTCTGTGACATTGCCACGAACAATCTTTGGTGTTGCACCGTTGCCGTCTGTGACGCTGAACGCCTTAGCGAGCGCCTGACGACCCATGATGTGTGTGCAGTAGGCGTCAATGGTTCCAGTTGAACTGGTTCCGTTTGAAGCGTTCGTAAACACTTTGGCTCGTGGTGTTTCAATGAAACGTACCGACTCGAACTTGCCGATTTCGCCGTTGTAGATACCTTCTGGGTTTACGTAGTTCGCTGGTGTGCGCCATGCTGATACGTCGGTATTTGAACGGAAGTCATACGACACGTCTGGGTGAATGAAACCAATGTATGAACCTTCGAACGTTGCGACGTTTGCGCCACGAAGTTGTGCAACAACTTTGCGTACATCGTCTGCGTGAAGGATGTCATCTGTCGAGATTGACTCTCGGCTTGTTGGTGTTGTTGTGCCACCTGTTGCGTAAACAACGTTGGTTCCTGCGGCGAGAACTTCACGGACAACTTGGTCGATTGAATCGCCTGCGTTGTATCCGATGATGTTTGCTGCTGCGGAGTCAACATCCAAGAATGCTGTTCCACGGAGTTTTGCTGTGGTCACTACTGCGTTGCCGTATTCGTTCAGAGTTACAGTTACCTGACTGTCTGAAAGTGCTACTGGAGTTACGTCAGTTACTTCGTTCAACGTAGATGTCGCTGCTGCGATGTCTGCGAAGATGGTGAATGTGACACCAGTTCCAGGCATTGCCTGTTGTACTGGTTGTACGTCTGCTGCCTGGTCGAAGAGGAGTTCTGAACGCAATGCGAAGTACGCAAGACGGTCAAACGCTACCTGGTCAACTGACAGAGACGAGAGTTGGGTTTCGCCTGCCATGATTATTTATTCCTTTTGTTTTGAGGGGGATATTAGTTTTGTGCTGCCCGTGCCTCAGACAAAATTTGTTCTACTTCTCGTGGCGAAGTTGCGTCGTTTAACCTTCGAGCCCAATCAACTGGCGGCTCTGCTGTTTGGCTACCTGCCGCAATTTTTGCGGTTCGTTGCCAAGCCTGTGCTTCGCTTGCCGTTGGTACGGAATCTGGGGGACTAATCAATTGCGCCTCTACAGCAGCCTGACGAATCGCATCTGGGGTTAGGTCACCGTCGTATGCTTTAACGAAATATTTTGTCATCGGTTGAAGCGGGTCTAAACCTGCTTTAACAAATGCTAATTCTCGTTTTGCTACTTCGGCTTCCGCTACTTGCTTTCGCAAATCTGCGGTTTCCTTTTCCAATTGCTTCATCCTTGCCCTAACTGGGTTTCGGGTTTCGGATTCTTCTATCTGGTCTTCGCTGTCGTAGTTGTCAAACTCTGACATATGGCACGCTCCTGTTTCTGCCCACATCGCAACGGAGGGTTGTGATGGCTGCTATTGATTTGTCACCCCGAATGGCTCCGCACGGTTTGGGGGATTCCCGTGAAGGTTGTTAAACTATATACCACCGTTTGGTGGCTGTCAACTATTGTCCGACTGTGGTTAGTCCGATGTTGCGGTTGCCAGTTCCTGCAAGTCCGCCGCCCGCTTCGAATTCTGCTTGGCGTCGTCGTCGACGTCGGGCGATACGTTGTTGTGCTGCTTGTTCGTTTGTGAAAGTACCTGCGAGGATGTCTTCTTGGGTGATTGTTTCTTCGCCTTGTAACGGTCTGAATAGCCCTGCTGCTTGCCCGATTTGAGCGAACCCTTGTTGGGCTTCTTGTGTAGATACACCTTGTAGCGCAAGGGATTCTGCTTGTTGGGCTGTTAGTTGCATCCCGCCTGATTTTTTGCCTGCGGCGGCAATGGTCGCGCCTCGGGCTTTGCGTTCGATTTCTTGACCAGAACGTGATGGGTCCAGAATGTATGCTGCGAGGTCTGCGTCTTGTAGTTCTGGGATGAACATTTTTAGTTGGTTTAATACTTCTGGGTCAGAGTTCTTAACAACGTTATACGCTTGTTGGATGCGGTTGTTGTACTCGACTGGCGACACATCGTTTGCTATGAAATTAGCGAAATCGTTTTGCGTGTCATAAAACCCGCGAGGCAAACCAAGATTTTTGTTTACCGTCAAATACGATTGCTCTTGACTGATGTACTCTGCTTCAGATAGCAACGGTAAATTCTTTTTAGCACGCTCAATGTTCCCTTTAAACCTTGTTTGATATTGTGGTGTTTCACGGATTGAACCAAACAATGCGTCCGTGTTTTTAATCAAAGATGGGTCGCCTATTAAAGCGGCGGCTAGAGGGTCAAACAACCCTTCGAGACCGTAACGTCGAAGGATTGCTTTAAGTTCGTTTGATGCTGAACCTGTAAGGGAAGTAGGTGTTACAGCATTGTTGCCACCACCGCTTGTGCTGGCTGTGGAAGTTTGAGTTCTTTCCGCTTGCGCTTGCTTACCTTGCTCAATAAGAATATTTAAAGCGTTCTGTCTTTGCTCTAAAGTACCTGCACCTACGCCAGTACTGCTTACAAGTTGGTTAATGTAGGTTTCATCACCGTACAAACCACGTGCTTCGTATACAAGATTTGGGTCTAAACCTGATTCTTGACCCCTACTAAAATTGGGGTCAACCATTGTATTCAAATCTTCTTCAGGCAAACCTGCCAAACGTGGGTCATCTGGTCTTATTGACATCAGCCCAACACCTTTCCGAAGCCACGAACAATCATCGAACCAGCATCACGGAACAGGCTCTTAGCCTCATCGGTTTCCATGAACTCTGGTTGACTACGAACAAACCGACTCCACTCAGAACCAGTCATCAAGCGTGCCTCATTGGTGTTCGGGTCAACATAGGACAACAATTTACCCCATTTATTAGAGTCAGAGAAATCTATAGTCTCAGGGTCAACACCCAAAGTTGCGGCAGCAAGAGCCTTATAGGTGGCTGTAGCCTGCGTAATGGTTCGACCAGCCGCCAACTGCTTAGCCAAAGACGGATACAAGTTCTCTGCATCCATTCTCATGTTCTCTTTAATCTGCTCAAGCGTCATTGTTTTACCAATCAGACCCTGGGTGTAAGCATTAACATCGCTTTCAGAAAGTTTTAGCCCGTAATCGTTGGCAAGTGAACGAACACTTCTCGCATCAATACCACCTGTGATTGCCGCAGATGGTGTTGCTGCTGTCCCTGCTGCACCTGTTTTAAGAATTTCTGCGCCAACATAACGCCCAATTTCGTCGGTGTTCCAACCATATTTGTAGGCTTGTGTAGCGAGGTTCGCTAACGAAACATCAGGCAGTTTGTATCCTTGTTTGCCAACATAGTTACTTATCTCTATGCGTTTAGCCTCAATGTTTGTTTTCTGTGTAGCAGGGTCCGATGCTGCTTCTTCAACGAATGCACGTTCTTTCGCTTCAGTTGTTTTCCACCATGCGGTTGATTTAACAGCGTTAAGAAATCTATCTTGAGGAAACCTGAATTGAACTGCTTCGTCAACAATCTTTTTTAAATCTGGGATAGCGTCATAAAGGTCAACAATCCAACCGTATTTACTTTTAGCGTAATCTTTCCAAGATTCATCAGGTGACGCTTTGGCTTTAGCAATCATATTCTTATACAGTTTTGGATACTTTTTAATTGCTTCTTCAAGTTTTCCACGCACAGAACTGTCTGGGTAGCGGCGTGCTACCTCGTCTAAGAATTGTTGGTCGGCTGCATCTTGAGAAAACATAATTAGCCTTGTAGCAGTTCTGACAGAATGCCCATATAGTCACTATATTCTGTGGCTTTGGCTGCGGTTGGTTGTAGTTTGCGTGCTTGTTCTTGAGCGAAAGCAGTTGGGTCTGGTGGCTGGATAACTGTGCCACCTGCGCCAGTTGCCGCCCCTCGCTGGTATTGGGTTTCCATTTGGGCAAACTGTGTTTCCAATTTTTTGGTTTGTTCAGGAGTAAACGTTTGTCCGATGGTGGCTTGTGCTCCACGTTCGAACGATGGACGCAAATCGATAGGGTTTGTTAAACGAACAGCCGCCCTCTGTGATGCTGCTTGAACTTCTAACGGATTTTTAGCATAGTAATCTAATGCTCTTGTAAGGTCAGCACCACGAATCGCTTCGTCGGTATTGATATAGCCAAGCAAATCTTTGACTTTGGCTATTGTTTTATCGTCGTTGATTCTTCCCATTACGCCTGGTTTCCATCCAGGGAACGCTTGCATAAGTTTAGTTTGCAACCCGACAACTTGGTCTTTTGGGGTTTTTAATATTATTTGCCAATCATTCGATAAGTACAGATAAGGGTTGGTTGGGTTATTGAATACGCTTTTGTCTGGGGCTTTCCAGTTCGGGTCTATACCACCAGCGTAAGACGGTCCAGTAAGAGAGGGCAAAGTTACTGTTCCTCCCTGTGTGCGGGGGTCTACTGGTGGCGGAACTGTTGTCGTCGGCGAAGGAACCGTTGTAGAGGTAGAACTAG